TGCAAGGCGGCGCTGTACCGAGTTCGACCTACATGTAGGCGCTCTATCCCCTCTCCAGTAATCGCCGCACCCTGGGCACGCTATGGCATCGGAGTGGCATCGGCGGCCTGCAAGCTGGCGCGCATCCAGGTCAATGCTCCTACCTGGTAGGCGGATACCTACATGGATACATGCTAACCATGCCATGCTGTAGGCGCAGCTACCTGGGCGAGCGCGGGGGCTTCGAGCTTTGCATGCGTGGAAGGATCGAGGGGGGGGGGGGGTAGGGGGTAGGCCATGTCCTACCGGGGGTGTGCTATTTGTAGCTAACCCTCCCTCTTACCCTTCGCAAATTTTTCTGCTAAAGTTATCCACAAATGAATTCCAAAACTGAAGGCTGGTCGCGGCTGGACTCCCTGATTGCCGAGGATGGCGAGGAGGGGGTGTTAGCGCGAGTAATGACGCGGATCGCTATCGGAGAGAATCCGCAGGACATTGCGTTGAGTATGGGGATGCCGTGGTTGGTGCTGAGGAAGTGGTTGGAAGACAAGCCGGAGAGGATGGCGGAGTGGGAGTTGGCGGATCGGTGCTTCGCGGACGGATTGGCGTATGAGGCGTTGAGGGAGGTTAGGGATTGCGGGTTGGAGGAAGTGCCGCTGGCTCGGTTGAGGAGTGAGCACTACGACAAGAAGGCGGGTAAGTTGAATCGGGTTAAGTGGGGGGAGCAGAAGCAAGTGGTGGCGCTGGAGGGGTTGACGATGGATCAGGCGTTGGGTGGATTTGCGTCGATGCTGCTGGAGAAGATGCGGGTGGTGGAGACTGTACCCATGCAGGCAAACGAGTCGACTACAGAATCCGAAAAAGAGGTCGTTGAAAATTTGGCGGCGCAAAAAAATTCCAGGATGTACCCTGTTGTTATTGACTACAGCGCAGAGGAGGTCTGATTATGGAATTTCAAGGATTCCCAAAGATGGCGCGGCTTTCGCGTGACGTAATAATTTCCGAGAAGATCGACGGCACAAACGCCTGTATTTTCATTGGCGAGAATGGCGAGTTCCTTGTTGGTAGCCGGACCCGCTGGATTACTCCGGAACAGGACAACCACGGATTTGCAAAGTGGGCTTACGAGAACCGGGATGATCTGATGAAACTCGGGCCGGGTCAGCACTTCGGAGAGTGGTGGGGTTGCGGTATCAATCGCGGCTACGGACTCAAGGAAAAGCGGTTCAGCTTGTTCAACGTGCAGCGGTGGTGTTCGGCAGACCAAGAGCCAAAGCAGATCATTACTGGCGACCCTCGTATTGTGAAGTTTCAGCAACAAGCGCCGGCGTGCTGCTGGTTGGTTCCGGTGCTGTGGCACGGGGAATTCGATACGGCGATGGTGACAGCGATTCTGGAGTCAATGCGCGAGCAAGGAAGCACCGCTGCTCCGGGGTACACGAACCCCGAGGGCGTGGTGGTATTCCATACCGCTGGGAATGTTGGATTTAAGAAAACTCTCGACAAAGATGAAATGCCAAAGGCGATGAATACCTTATGCTAAGCGCCGGCGACATTACCAAGATGCGGGCATTGCCGATGGGCGATGTAATCAAGTTTTGGGATGCGTTGGAGAAGGAGGGCGCGGCGCGGGGTAGTCTGGACGGGGTAATACGGGAACTGTGCCAGAAGGATTTGTTCTACTTGCTGGTGAGGGTATGCGGGCGAGTGGATATGCTGCATCCGTGGGTGTATGGCCGGGTGCGGGAGGTTGAGGCGGAACCAAATAACCATGTTGATCTGTGCGCTCGCGGACACTTCAAGAGTTCGACAATCACTTTTGGATTGACGATACAGGACATATTGAATGATCCTGAGATTACGTTCGGGATATTCAGCCATACGCGTCCGATTGCGAAGGCGTTCCTGCGGCAGATCATGCGGGAGTTTGAGTCGAATAAAGTGCTGCATCGTGCATTCCCGGATATTCTGTGGGGAATGGATACGCGGCAGAGTCCGAAGTGGTCGGAGGATGATGGCATTATCGTGCGCCGGAAGTCGAATCCACCGGAAGCGACTATTGAGGCGTGGGGACTTGTTGATGGGCAACCAACCTCGAAGCACTTCCGTGTACTGCTCTACGATGACATCGTTGTTGAAGCTTCAGTTACGACTCCTGAGATGATTGAAAAGACGATGAAGGCGCTGGAGCAGAGTTACAACTTGGCGAATGAGTCTTTTGTACGCAGATTTGCCGGTACGCGGTGGCATTGGGGAGATGCGTACCGGACGGTGATTGATCGGAGAACTGCGATTTCGAGAACACGTCCTGGAACAGATGACGGAACAGAAACAGGGAATCCTGTATTCTGGTCGCGTGAATTGATGGCAGAGAAGCGTCGAGACATGGGTCCACACACGTTCGCTGCGCAGATTTTGCTGAATCCGAAAGCCGACTCCCTCAAAGGATTCAAGCGTGAGTGGCTACGGTACTATTCGACGGCACCGACAAAGACAAACAACTACATCCTGATTGACGCGGCATCCTCAAAGAAAAAAGGCAGCGACTACACGGCAATGTGGGTTGTCGGCCTTGGTACGGACGGGAACTACTACGCGCTGGACATTGTTAGGGATCGGCTATCGCTGACGGAACGGACGGAACGCCTGTTCGCGCTGCATCGGAAATGGAAGCCGTTGCAGGTTCGCTATGAAAAGTACGGAGCGATGGCGGACATCGAGCATATCAATACCGAGCAGGAAAAGCAGCAGTATCGGTTCGACATAACGGAAGTCGGCGGACAGACGAGTAAGGTGGATCGGATTGGCCGGTTGATTCCGGTATTCGAGCAGGGGAAGTTCTACCTGCCGAAAACGCTGCATGTGACCAACTACGAAAAAGTCACCGTTGATCTGGTGCATACGTTTATTGAACAGGAATACATGCCGTTTCCTGTCGGGGTGCATGACGACATGGCCGATTCATTGGCGCGTCTGCTGGAACCGGATTTGAAGCTGGTTTGGCCGAAGGAAGAGGAAGTCCGTATCCGCCCTGAAGTGCATGTTGTGCATCGTGGTTGGCGGTAGCTTGACATCGGCGCAGTATGGAATATGATTCCGCGAACCATTGATAGGTAACGGCTATGGCATCCAAGTCCAAAGACACAAAGGCAAAAGACGAGTTTGCTACTCTCCGAGAGCGATTCACCCGCGTTGCGGACATGTGGAACGACGACCGGAAGCGGTACAAGAACGACATGCACTTCCTGCACGTCGACCACTGGCCTGAAGGTGTCCGAACATCTCGGGAAAGCGACATTACGAATCCACGCTTGTGCCTTGAGATAGATCAACTCTCCCAATACCAGCGGCAGGTCATCAACGACTCAAGGCAGAACCGCCCACAGATCAAAGTCCGGCCTGTGGATAGTTTTGCCGACATCGAAACCGCGAAGATTTACGATGGCCTATGTCGACACTGGCAGGAAGCCTCGAACGCGGATACCTGCTATGACCTGGCGCTCGAATGCGCTACTGGAGGCGGTTTCGGGTATTTCCGCATCCTGAAAGACTATCTCCATGACGGAACATTCGATCAGGATTTCCGTTTTGCTCCGATTTCCAATCCGCTGACGGTGTATTTCGGTGAGCATATCGAAGTCGATGGATCGGATGCTAAGGAAGTCTGGATTTGCGAGGAAATACCGAAGGAAGAATACGAGGAACGCTATCCCGGCAAGGAAACAACCTCATGGGAAGGCGAAGGAAGCAAATACGGCGACTGGTGCGGCGAAAAGATCAGGGTTGCCGAACTGTACGAACTGAAACTTGTCCCGAAAACGATCCACCAGCTTGAAGATGGCACGATCTGCGACGACGAAGAATATCAGTCGGCAGTAGCAGAGGGTATCCAAGTCCCGCCGATCATCGCAACGCGGGAAGTCAAGAAAAAGTGCCTGTACTGGTCGAAATTCAACGGAGCGGAGTACCTCGAAAAACCCCGCGAAGAACCAGGCGACCGAATCCCTGTATTCCCTGTGTGGGCCAATGTCCACAACATCGACGGCAAGGTGATTCGCACGTCGATGATCCACAAGTCGAAGGATGCTCAACTCCTGTACGACTACGCGCAGACTGCATTTGCAGAGCGTGTCGGGCAATCGCCCGAAGCTCCGTGGGTTGCCGCTGAAGGGCAAACCGCAGGGTATGAAGATGAGTGGGACGGTACGCGATCAGTACGGGTGCAGCACTATCGCCCGATCAGTCTCGATGGCAAACAGGTTCCTCCACCTCAAAGACAGAATCCATCCGATGTTCCATCCGGCTTTGCGCAAGTCATGTCGCAGGCCGAGCATGGGGTACAGACCTCGCTTGGCATGTACTCGGCATCCATCGGCAAGAAGGGCAACGCCACCAGCGGAGTGCAGGAACAGGAGCAGGCACGCAAGGGCGATGTTTCGAGTTTCCACTACCACGACAACTTGGCAAGAGCGATCCGTTCCGCTGGCCGGTATCTGATTTCTGCTGCGCCGAAGGTCATTGATACTCGCCGAGTTGTCAGAATCCTGGGTATTGATGGCGAAGCGAAGCAAGTACAACTCGATCCATCGCTTCCTAGGGCTGCTATCTCTCAAGGGCCGAATCAGATATTCAATCTCGGCGTCGGCGTCTATGACGTTGCGGTGGATGTGGGGCCGTCTTACCAGACTAGCCGGCAAGCCTCTGCTGCCGGAATGCTTGCTCTCGCACAAGCCGATCCGACAATGTGGCAGACGCACGGCGACCTGATTGCGGAAGCGCAGGACTGGCCGGAAGCGCAGCGGTTTGCTGAACGTTCCAAGTTGCTGCTTCCGCCTCCGGTATTGGCTGCGGAAGAAGCGAAGAAGGAATCGTCGCCGGAAGTCGCTCAGGTCAAGATGCAGGCGCAACAGATAATTCAACAGAAAGATCAGATGATGCAGGCCGCTTCTGGAGAGATTGAAAAGTTGCGGCAAGAGAATCAGAAACTCACCGTCGCCGCGCAACAGGCCACGCTGAAGGCGCAACAAGCCGCGTTGGAATCTCAAGGGACAGAAATCAAGGCCGCGCAGGATGCGCTGAACCTGAACTACAAGATTGCCGACTTGGAATTGCAGTTGCAGGAACAGCAAGCCGTGCAACACGTCAATGAAACAATGCAGGCATCGCAGCAGATGGAGCCTGCCGAATCCGCCGAGCCTGCCGAGCCGCAGATGGATGTTGCGTCAATCTTGCAAGCCGTTGCTTCGATGCAGCAGCCGATCAACATTACGGTGCCGGTGCAAGTCGATGGAAAGGGCGCAATGACAAAGACAGGTCGCGCAGTTCGACAATCTGATGGTAGCTACCTGATGGAGTCGATGGAGACACCTTTCAATGAGTGATTCATTCGTAAGAATCCCAGGGATTGACGAGTATGGTAGCGTTCACGTCGACAATACCGAGATTACTACATCTGTTGGAAATGTTCAGCGACAACGGGTGGAGACATACCCAGGCAACGCTGTTGGGTTTGACGCTTCCGGGCGGCAGCGGATTTCCCTGCTTACGACACTCTTTGACGGGAAAGTAGTGCGAGAGGAAGACGCTCAACTGTGGGATACGGACGGTACAGGTGCGGCCACTTTCTCGGACGGCAAGATCGACATGGTGTGCGATTCCGGCGAGTGGCTTGTTCGCCAGAGCCGGCAGTACATGCCGTATTTTTCTGGCAAGTCGCAGCAGGTTGAAATCACCTTCGATACATTTGCCATTGACTCCGGTTGCACCAAACGGATTGGGTACTTCTCGTCATCTGCCGTTTCCCCGCACACCGCAAGTCAGGACGGTTGGTACATCGAAAGCAACGGAACGACGAACACTTACTACCTCGTTGTAATGCGTAGTGGGACGGAAGTATTACGGAAAGTTTGGACGGAATGGGACGGGTACGAAGAAGTTAAGAACTACAATTGGGACAACTTCACCGTAATCCTTTCCGACTTCCTATGGTTGGGCGGAGCGGTTCTTAACGTCTACATGAAGTCGCCCGATGGTGGCTTCTACAAGTTGCATACGTTCAACTATGCGGGAAGTTCGCCGGATGTGTTTATCCGCTCGCCAAGTAAGCCTGTAAGGTACGAGATTCGTGGCGCTGGAAGCATGAGGGCCATTTGCTCTCAGGTTGCTACCGAAGGCAGTCTTAACGAAGCGGGTGAAGGGCGGATTCTTTACCATTCGACACTACTGCCGTGCAACGCGATCGGGACTATCTACGCATTGAAAGGCGTGAAGAAACTCGCCGCCTACCGTGATATACCGATGCGGATTGATCGGTTCAGTTGTGCGATGAGTACGCCCACGACCGACGTCGGCCTGCTGATGCTGCTGCTCAACCCCACGCTGTCTAGCGCATTGACTTACAACACTAACGGAAAGGTGTCCGATGCTACGGCAACGAACCAGACAGTTAGTAATGTTGGGCGGATAATCGCTGCCGCTCATGTGAATGCCTCTGGTACTTCCGCTGGTGGGGTGGGGAATAGTCTTCAGTGGATGGGGATGCAGATTGACGATACACCGGATGAGATTGTTCTGGCGTATTTGAGTCTTACCGCTACGCAATCAGTCAATGGGGCTATTCACTTAGTTGAGTATTAAATGCTGCTAGACTATTTTTGGTGGCGTAATAATGTTCCATCAGGCGGCAATACATCAAAAGTATTGAATGCTGAATACCCCTATATAGACGGCCCGATTCGTAGATATATTGAAAAAGTAGAACCTGAGATTGTCGAAGCCGTAATCGAGGTCGTTGCCAAGACTGTTGAAAAACGGACAGTACAGAACAAGGATGTTGAGGCAGCACAAGCAGAGAAAGCGTTACGGGAAAGGCTTGCTTCTAAGCATCAAGCATGGAAAGAAATGTATGCACAACTGATCCTGCTGGAGTATGAACGGCGGGAACAGGAGTACGAAGATGCACAAATCGCAATGTTGCTTTTTGATTTGTAACACCACTCACATGAGGAAACCAAAATGTCCGAAGAAGCCGTAGTCGCCGTCCCCGTTGCACCCGTTGCCGCCGTAGTCCCTGCTACCGCCGAGACTCCAGAAACGCCGCCTGTCGTCGAAACGCCTCCTGCCCCTCCTACTGCGGAAGAACTCCAAAAGAAATTCGACCGTGACGCGGCCATGCAGCGCCGCAGGTACGAGAAGGATTTGCAGGCAGAGCGCGAGCAACGCATCCGGCTTGAGGAACGACTTGCAAAAGCAGAACCGGCGCGTCCATCAGACCCTGGAATGCCGACTATTGACAAGTTCGACAATTTCGATGAATATGTGACTGCGAAAGCGGAATACATCGCATCGCAAACTCTCTCGAAACACGAGCAGAGGCAAGCAGCAGAAAAAGCGCAGGCGGCGCAGCATCAAACCGTCGAAGGCTGGAACAAGCGGGTAGCCGCCGCCGACATACCGGATTTCCACGATGTTGTGGCAAGTTCCGATGTGCCGATGACAAAGATCATGCAGCAAGCGATCATGGAAAGCGATAATGGGCCGAAGCTGGCGTACCACCTAGCCACCAATCCCGCAGACGCTGAACGAATCGCCGGAATGACGCCCATAGGGGCGGTACGCGCACTCACGCTCATTGAGGAAGGCTTCAAGAAGCCTGTAGCAGTATCAAAAGCTACGCCACCCATTACGCCGGTTGGCTCGAAAGCTACGTCGATCAAGTCCCTTCTGGACGTGAAAGACTACGACGAGTTTTCCAAGCGACGGGCGGCTCAAATCGCCAAACGGCGATAACCTCAAATTAGGAGTTCACCATGAGTAACGTCTTTGTTGTAACCGACCTCGTAGCAAAAGAATCTCTGCGCATCGCGCATGAGAAGGCCCAGTTCATCGGAACCGTGGATCGTCAATACGATTCGTCTTTCACCTATGATCCGGGTCGCGGTCAGCATGGTCAAACCCTGCGCGTCAAGTCCCCGAACATGTACACCCGCCGTCAGGGTTCCCGCGTCATGGCCGTGCAAGATCAGGCCGAAGCCTCGCAGACCATCACCGTCGCAACGCAGGACGGCGTGGATATGCGCTTCAACTCGGCTGAACTGATCCAGTCTGTCGATTCCGATGGCGCTTTCGATGAACTGTCGCGCAAGTACATCCAGCCGGCAATTTCCTCGCTGGTGTCCGGCATCGAAGCCGACTTCTTGGCCTACGCGACCAAAGCGACCTACAACGTCGCCGGCACTGCTGGTACTGCCTTGACCGACCTCGTTGCTGTCGGCGGCGCTCGCGCCAAACTGAATCAAGGTCTGGCTCCGAAGGATGGCAGTCGCTTCATTCAGTGCGACTCCGTGACGATGGGCGGCATGGTCAATGGCCTGAAGGGTCTGTTCCAGGACTCGACTCAGATCAAGGAACAGTACCGCGAAGGCATGATTGGCCGTACCGCAATGGCTGACTGGTACGAAAACGACCGCATGTACACCTTCACCAACGGTTCGGACGTTACCTGCACGATGGCTGCTGCGGCTGCGGTTGTCGATGGCGGTTCGGTAATGACGATGGCTTCGCTGTCGGCGGCTCCCGCTACCGGCGCAGTATTCACCGTCCCAGGCGTCTATGCCTGCCACCCGGAAACGAAGGCTTCGCTCGGCTTCCTCCAGCAGTTCGTGGTGACGGCTGGTACGACTACCATCCAGACCGTTTCGCCTCCGACCTACCTCTCTGGCCCCCGTCAGAATCTGTGTTCCGCTGCCGGTGCTGCCCTGACCACGGCGACCTTCGACGGTACGGGTATCGTTCCGGTGTTCGTCGGTGCGGCTTCGACCAGCTACGTTCAGAACCTCATGTATCACAAAGAGGCTTTCCAGTTCGTGACTGCCGATCTGCCGATTCTTGACGACGCGCAGAAGTGCGTTCGGGTCAACAAGGATGGTCTGTCGCTTCGCTGCTGGATTGGTTCCGACATTCGCAATGACGAACTGCTGTTGCGCGTGGATATTCTGTACGGAATGGCTGCTCTCCGTCCGGCATGGGCCTCCCGCATCATCGGCGCGGCTAACGCCTAATCCATCTTCCTGAAAGGAAAACATCATGTCTCTTGAACAAGTTGGATACGCGGGGCCGGAAGGCACCATTCAAAAAGGCGCGCATCGCCAAGTCATCAGCGGTGTCGGGGCAACCCGGCAACTGACTGCGGCAGAATCTGGTGCGCTGTGTTTGATGGACCGTGCGGCGGGTGTTGTCTACACCCTGCCGACTCCGGTAGCAGGGATGCAGTTTGAATTCCTTGCGACCGTTGCGGTTACGTCGAACGCCTACAAGGTAATCACCAAGACTATCGCCTCGCAATTCATTGTTGGCGGTGTCATCATGGGCGACGTAACTATCGCTACGTCTGGTGACTACTTTGAAGCAAACGGCACGACCCATGTGGCAATCAGTGAGAATGGTTCAACCTCTGGTGGCTTGCTTGGGGATAGGTTCACTCTGACTGCGATTTCTGCAACTCAGTGGGCAATCCACGGCGTTCTGCACGGCGCTGGTACTCTGATTGATCCGTTCGCAACCTCGTAATCTGCCGCACAGCCCCGGACTTCGGTCCGGGGTTTTTCTTGGAGATTCGCATGTCAAAACTGATGTATTCGGAACTTGGTGGGTTTGCCATCTTCCCCGATGGAGAACATCCAAAGGGATGGGTTGATGGAGAACCGATCAGGCAAAAGCTACTTGACGCAAAGCGCGAAACTGTTACACTTCCCGAAGTAGCACCGCAACCCCTACAGGACACGAAACGTCGCCCTGGTCGCCCTCCCAAAATCGCAGAAGAGATTTGAGATGAACGATCATGGCAACGTCCCAAACACTGATTGACCGAGCCGCCCGACTCGTAGGCGGCGTAAGTTCCGGCGAGTCCTGTACCGCCGATGAATCGGCAGATGGCCTGATTGCACTCAATGCCATGCTGGAGTCGTGGCAGATCGACAAGTTGGACGTGTATGCCTTTGTCGATACCGCGTACTCTCTGGTAGCCGCGACGAGTTCCTACACCGTGGGGCCAACGGCAAACTTCGCACTCACTCCACGCCCACACAAGATCGAGGAATGCTTCGTTCGCGTATCCGGCATAGATTACCCGGTTGATCTGCTGACAGCAGAACAGTGGTTTGCGATTCCGATCAAGACCGATACGGCGACGTACCCTGATCGTGCGTACTACGAACCGACGCTTCCAACCGGAACGCTGATTGTCTATCCTGTCCCGAGTGCAGTCAGTTCGCTCCATATCGTTACGTGGCAGGTTGTTTCAAATTTGGCTGCGCTATCGACAACGATTTCTCTGCCGCCCGGTTATGAACGTGCAATAACGTACAATCTCGCTATTGAATGGGCTGGCACGGAGTTTGGCCTGCCTCCTAGCAATGATGTACGGAAGATCGCGCAAGACTCTCTGGCGGCAATTCAACGCGCAAATCATCGGCCAATCTTGAATTACTCCCCGATGGGTAGATTCTTTGCAGGGCAGCGATCAAATATCTTGACGGACACATAATGCGCAAAGCCTATCGAGTCCCTGTAGCTGGTTCGCGTAACAAGCGAATCTCGGCTACCAACATCCTGAATTCTGTTTCGGGATATGTTGGCATGGGGATTGTCGGTGTAATGATTGTCGGAAAAACGACCGATAGCTCAACGAAAGATCAGCGGTTTATCAACTGCTACAGCGAAACCATTGTTGATCCGGTCACTGGAAAACAGGAAGTCTATTGCGTTAAAAGGCCCGGATTCGCTACCTCGATAACAACTGGCGCGGCGGCGATTGGAAACGCGATTTTGATATGGACGGGGCTGACAACCGGGGATCACATTGTTTCCGCTTTCGGCGCAACCAACAGCACGCTGTATAACGGAACAACGTCACTTGGAGCAATCACCGGGAAAGCTACTGGCATCACAGAGACATTCGTTTCCGCTGTTCCTACGCTGACGATCAGTAGCACGGACAACACGGGATGGTACTACGACGTTCCGACTGGCGTTGCTACCAAGATTACCGATGCAGACTTTCCGGGGAATGCCTCGCTGACACTGGCCGGGACATTCGCGCATATTGATGGTTACGCCTGCATCATGGATACCACTGGAAAACTGTGGGCATCCGATCTGAATTCAGTGACCGCGTGGACGGCGACATCCTTTGGTTCTGCGAATTCATATCCAGATAAGGGAATTGGCGCGGTACGACATCGGAACTTCATCATGTGTTTCGGTTCAGGCTCGGTGGAGTTTTTCTACAACGCCGGTCAAACACCGTTCCCATTCGCAAAGAATGCCTCGATGACGCAGAAGGTTGGATGTATCTCTGCCGATGCGATTGCACAGATTGCCGACACTACGTTCTGGTGTGGCTCAAGCCCGCAAGGTGGCTTGTCTATATTCCAGTACGCCGATGGAATCTCGCGGATTTCAACACCCGAGATTGATGCGATCCTGATTCTTACCGGAACCACAAATCTAACGTTGACGACTATCAGGTTCTATGGAAGATCGTTTGTCTTGGTGAAGGCATCAACGGTTGCCTTAGTCTATTGCATCGAAGAAAAGCAGTGGTCTGAGTGGACTTCATCGACAGCGCCTTGGTACAAAATTGTGGGTAACTCAATTGGCGGTACGCTGGTGAATTACTGCATATCGAACACGCTGACTGGTGGAATTGTGTATTCCATGAATCCGGCATCGCTGGTGTATTCCGATGCGGGCGCAAACTATACCGCAACGATGCAGCTTGACTCGAATGACCTTGGAACGCGGAACAGGAAAGCGTGGGAATCGCTTGCAGTTATCGCTGACATTCAATCAGTCACTTCTCCGATTGAAATTGCTTACTCTGACGATGATTACAATACTACGGTTGTGTGGGGGAATCTCGATCTAGCAGACAATTTGCCGGTTGCTCGTAGGCTTGGCTCTTCGCGTCGCAGAGCATGGATACTGAATCATTCGGCAGATACCGCCATGCGAATCAGGAATCTTGAAGGAGTGGCAACAATTGGAAATTCCTAACACCGACCAGACGAGTTTCGCTTATCGTGATCTGACGGGTCAGGATACGTGGCTTTCGTTTACTCCTGTATTCGGGTCGCTGACCGTAGTTGGCGCAACGACCTATACAGGTCGGTATCGTGTTGTCGGGCGGTCGCTACAGTTCCAGGTTTCGTTCTCCGCTGCGACCTCGATTGCTTCGGTGGCCGGTACGGATTATTTAAACCTTCCTGTTGCGGCAAAGGGACTAGCTGGAATGTGCGTGATGTCGAATGATACGACCAATGTGGCCGTTGGAACATGCCACATTGATGTAGCTACTTCGCGGTGTTATTTGCCCGCACAAGTGGCGAGCGGAAATACGTTCCTGCTTTGCGGCAGCTTTGAAATATAAGGACATTCGCTATGGCTTGGACATACGACAATCAGGATTGGGCGCGATTCAACAATGGTCGAATCGAACTCAAGAATGCTGACGGTTCTTGGTCTGCTGCTGGCACGCCAGAACATTCCGAATCCGCTGGATATGTGACTACCGCAGCTAATAGTCCTGAAGTCGACAAGCTCGTTGCCTATGCCAGAGCGGGTGGAACGCTGAATCCAGAGCAACAGGCATTCATGGCGAATCCTTTGCTTGGAATGGACTCATTCGGACAGTCTGGACGGTGGGGCGGAAGTCAGAACCTGTTTGACAATTCATTTGATCCTCAACAGTCAGGGGCATTACAGCAATTCGGGCTGAGTTCGTATGTCCCGCAGCAGTATCTTGCCTCCGGGCAGCAGTTCAACCAAGAGCAATCCCCTGCTGCACAGTCGGCAAGAGATGATTCTGGCGGGTTGTTTGGCGGAATGGACATTGGACAGTTGGCGATGCTTGCCGCTGCAATCTATTCAGGTGGTGCAGCGGGTGGATTGTGGGGCGGGCTAGGTGAGGGTGCTGCACTCGCTGGTGCAGGAGAGGCCGCTACTTTAGGCTCCCTTGGCTCTGGAACAATGGGAGTGAATCTAGCTGGACTTGGCGGGTATGGGACTACTGCTGGAATGGCAGGGGCTTTAGGAAGTGGCTTGTCAGGGACAACGCTTGCATCATTGGGATTAGATGCTGCTGCGCTTGGCGGGATGGGCGCGGCTGGTGCTGGAGCGTTAAGCTCCGCAGGAAGTACAGGAGGCGGTATGTTTGATTGGCTCGATGCAGCAGGGAATCTTGATGTTGACGCGTTTCTTCAAGCAACCGGGCCGGGTGGCGAATACGCTAACCTGATTCCGGGCGGAGCAGAGGGCATCCCTGGAATGGATACCCTTGGCAGTACCTCTTGGCTTGAAAGCGCCATGAACTCACTTAAAAACGGTGATACATCATGGTTGTCTTCAGATGGATCGTCTGCGATTAAAAACCTGCTTGGCGGGTCTTCATCCGGTGGAACAGACTTGATGAAGACGCTAGGCTCCCTCGGCGCAGCTGGCCTTGGTGCCTACGCATCCAACAAACAGACCAGCGCACTAGAGCAGCAAGCTCAACGCTACGAGGGCTATGGCGCTCCCTACAGGCAGAGGCTGTCCGACCTATACAAAGACCCTACCTCGTTCCTTTCAAGCCCGGAGGTGCGTGTTCCGGTCGATCAGGGAACATCCTCGCTGATGCGGTCGCTATCGACGCAGGGGAATCCGTTTGGTAGCGGGAATGCGCTGCAACAGGGGCAGAGTTATGCCAGCGATCAACTGTTCGGGAAACTTGGGCAGGAGAAGGATAGGCTCGCTGGATTCGGTGGGCTTTCGAGCTATAACCAAGCGGCTCCGCAAGCGAGTACGAATGCGATCAACTCAGGCGCAAACGCATGGAACGCAGTAGGTGCCGGAGCAAACAACATCTTCAATCCGCCACAGACGCAGGCGCAGACGATGGCGGAGTGGGCGAAGGCAATGAGGGGCGGGGTGTAA